AATTATTTTCTTTTATATATTATAAATATGTCAGGAGCAGTTGCAGCGCACGCTGCCTATAACGGAGCTGGAACTCAAGGACTTGCAGTAACAAATAAAATTAACGACCCTGGTGACATAGTGTCCGTCTTTTGGAATAAAAATGACACAACTAGACAATTATTACACGGAGCAAACTACGTCGAAGTTCCTTCCCAGGGAACATCTGGAAGCTCTGCTAGAAATACAATTACTTTTGATATTAACAACGATGTAGATTGTATTGGAGACCTATTTTTAGAACTAATTGTAGATATTAGCGGCACCGGATTCCTTTCCACAGACGACTCATTCGATTTATTAGATGCTATATCTAGAGTTGAATTTGTTGTAGGAACTCAAATTTGGCATACTCTCGAATTTGACGATATATTGTCGTTATATCATTCAGAATTGTCTGAAGGAATGTATCGCAATCTTACCTACCAACTTTCTGGAAACATAGCAGATATTTCTAACCAGAACGTATTTAGATTTCATCCTAATGTTGTAGATTCTATTAATGGTTCAACAACTTCTTATTTAGCGGTTGTTCCTCTCGTTATGTTAACAAGAACGCACAAGCGAAAACTCGAAACATTTTCAGAAAATTGTGAAGACGGTTATCTAATGGCGGCAGCACCAAATCAACAGGTGCGTATTAATGTTTTTACAAACCCTGCTACCAACGTTTCGGCAGCCGCTACCAACGTTAACGTAAGATTGTATTCTAGAAACATAGTTATGTGCGAAGCTGAGAGGCAACTATTATCTAATATGCGTCTAGTTAAAAAAATTAAAATTTCGCAAAATGCTTTTATAAGACCGACACTTACAAATGTTGAACACACCGTTATTTTAGATCACTTTTCTTTGTATGCATCGCATCTTATAATATCTACTACTATACCTGACTATAGATTAAATAATATGGAATTACTTTTAAACTCTACCACTTATTCCGGACAAATGCCCGTTAGTATTCTAAAGGTTTCGGGAGCAGCATTAGGTTTATATTGTAATAAATCCAGTCATGGGGGCGGTTATGATAATAGAACTCAATATATATTTCCATTGGCATCGACGGCATACGGTGGTTCATGTGTACCACTTAATCGTTTTGACAATATCCGACTAATTATTACAACTCAAGGTGGAGACCTTCCACCCCTTGCCTTCTCTGTAAACACCGATAGACACCTTATTAGCGTAACGGGAGTGGGATATACTACAGCGGTGTACGCGAATGGCGCGGCATCGGTTGCGATGTATTAAATTAATTTTTAAATTAAAATACTTTATTAAAAATAATTTTAAATTTAATACGTATTAAATTTAAAATTATTTTCTTTTATATATTATAAATATGTCAGGAGCAGTTGCAGCGCACGCTGCCTATAACGGAGCTGGAACTCAAGGACTTGCAGTAACAAATAAAATTAACGACGCTGGCGACATAATGTCTGTCTTTTGGAATAAAAATGACACGACTAGACAATTATTACATGGATCTAGTTACGTTGAAGTAGTATCTTCTGGATCTACCGGAAGAGTAAATAATTTTGGATCCACTCGAATTTTTACAGTCAATAATGATATAGATTTATTATCAGATCTTTATTTGGATATTAATTTTGCAGTAGATATGTCAAGCGTGACAGCCAATACTGTAAGTAGCAGATTGAGACTTTTCGATTTTGAAATGATACCGACATTTGCATATCAAATAATAGACAGGGTCGAATTTATGGTAGGAACTCAAATTTGGCATACCCTAACCGGAGACGATGTAAAAGTATTAAATTTTACGTCTAGAACAAAAAGTGCTAATTTTGAACATGCGTTTTCTTTAAGTTCTCCGCGGTATCATCATGGCGTACCTAGAAGTAATATAGGAGTTGCCGTAGACGCAAGTTTTGCTACCAATTTACCAACTATCAGCAATGGTTTGTCAGAAACTGTAAGGACTGTAGTTTGGATACCTGCTTTGTGTTCTAATATGGTAAATACTATAAAATCATTTACAAATGTAAAAGAACACGGATACTTAATGGCCGCAGCTCCTCAACAGTCTGTTAAAATTAGATTAATATTTAAGAATAATATAGTACCAGAATATATTGTATCCCCCTTTCCAATTCCTACGTCTGCTGGAATTGCTACCCCTACTCCAAATAACAGTAGTTACGTTAGCGCCTTTTCGGCAATAAACGACCCAAGTGGTGGTGCTGCATTCCCAGCAGGAATAGCCGTTTGGGGAGACGCCAGTGGAGAAAGCTTCTCTACACTCCGTTCCCGATATCCATTCAAAACTGCTGTATTCGATTTTTCCAGTAATGCTGCCATTGCCGCCGCCGGCGCCGCCGGTAGTATCGCTTTGCGAACAACTATATCGTCCGTAAGAATGTTTGCTAAACAAATTATGTTATGTAAAGAAGAACGAGACCAAATAAGAAATATTCCTAATGGAATACCATATAGAATCAAAATGTCTCAGTCTGTTAGATCTCCGCTTCCGGCTACCGGTACCGAAATTATAGTAGATTTAGATGCTTTCTCTTTGTACGCCTCTCATTTAATAATAAACGTAGATATGTCTAGAAATTGTATCGTGAGAGATGCGGAATTAAAACTAAATTCTTCTTCGTTTTCTGGTAGTGTACCGGCTAGCCTTTTAATAAATAATTTTCCTGAACATTTGGGAATTCAGACTCCGCCTACACTCTTAAATGGTCATATAGCTAGCGAGTTGCGACTTGACTATATGGATGGTTCGGATGGTCAAGGATTGCATTGGGGCGAAACGCCTTTAATGGTATTTCCTTTAGCTTCTACTGCATTTTCTGGTTCATGTGTACCTCTAAACAGGTTTGATAGCATTAGGTTAACATTAAGATTTACAGGAACACCTCTCCCTAGCGGAAATTATTCATTTACTGGAAAAACTTCAGGAATTACCGTGACATGTGTAGGAGAAACAACTGTTTTATATAAAGGTGGTGCGGCAACTCTTGCTATGTATTAAATAATAGAATATTCAATAATTACATAATAATACAATAAATACATAATAATACATAAATTATGTATTTATTGTAAATTTTAATACTTTTTTACATTGAACTAATAAAAGTCCAATTTAATTCTTTACATATACATTTCCATATAGCATCCTGTTCATACATTTTTTCTCGACTTTTGAGTAGAGGAAAATATTTTAAATATTCATTTTTATCTAAAAGTTGAAAAAATTTATACAGAGTATACGAGTAACTTAAAAAATTTTTTCTAGTTTTAGGGCAGCATTTTTCGAAAGGTGTTTGAATTTCGTTAAACATTTGAATTAGAGTGTTTTCCAATTCTTGGTTAATTGGATTTCGTTTTTCACCAGTAATTTTTGTAATTATATGAGGTATATGTTCATAATACTTATTTAATTTTAATTTTTTTAAAAATTCTTTAATTTTGGAATAAGTAATATTTTTTTTATCGGTGATTCGTTCTTTTTTAATCTCTGCTATTACGCAATTAATAATTTCATCCGGGATGCTTATATTTTCACGTCCTTGAGTCTGTGAAATCCATTCTCTAAAGTGATTAGTTCTTTTATAACAAAAAGGTTTATTAAATTCGTGAGTATCTGCATGATTCCATTCTTGGGCACTAGAAATATTAAAATTTTCTATATTACCACACGTGTAACATACGTTTATACCAACTGATGTATCGTTTATCAATTTATTTCCACATTCTTTACATTTAAAATTATAGTAGGATAAAACATAATTTGTATTTTCTTCCGGAAAACACGTCGATATATATTTTTTATATAACAATTCTTTATCATTTTTTGAATCTAATTTTATATACTTTGAGATTTCACCATTACATTCGCTAGATATATTTTGTTTTTCAGCGTTATCTATATTTTTAATAAAGTCTATAGCGTTAAATAAATAATCTACTAACATTGTATTGGATTCTATATTTTTAATTTTATCAGTTAGATGTGTTATTTTATCGACTTTACTAGAATCTTTACTTTTTAAACTTTCAAGTTCTTCTTTATAACTTTTTAAATTTTTATTTTCAATTTCTATTTCATTTATTTTGCTTTCATGTCTAGCTATAATTGAAGATCTAACGTCTGTGTGAATTTGTTTTTTAGAAACTTTAAAAGTTGACATTTTATTTATTATAATCTTTTTTTTTAAACGGTTTTATTTAATAATTTAAAAGATTATAATAAATAAAATGTCAATAATTAAGTTTTCAAATATATTTAAATTAAAAAATTTAAAAAACATCGCAAAAATTTATAAAATTAAATTTGTTTCAAAATTAAACAAAACAACTCTTATTAATCTATTAAATAAACACAATGCTGTAAAAATAATTCAACGCAATTTTAGAAATAAACTTTTTTTATCTAAAGAGTGTCCAATATGTAACGAGATAATAATTTATCCATTCGTTTCTTTTAAAATTAACGATAAATTTTTTTATTACGATTTTAAAACAATAGTGACTTACTTTTCAAAAACGGGGGATTTCAGAGATCCATGTACTAGACAATTAATACCAGACAGTAAAATTTGTAAAATCAATGACCTTATTAATTATTATTATGGAAATAGATCTACTAAAATTTTAATATCTAAAAATATGGTTAAAAGTGCCGAATTCAACATAATTACGTATTGCATTTACGACTTAATTAAAGAACTTGAATCGGTAGAAACGTTATCTTTGAAAGATACGTATGAGAATATTTTACCAAGATTTGTATATTATATTAATTATTTAATAAAAAGATACCCCATTGAAGAAATTTCAATTGTTTTAAAAGCTTGTAAAGCATCTGTTAAAAACGCTACTTTATTAGAGTATTTAAAACTAGTTGAAATAAAAATTGCTGAAAATATTGATATATAAAGAAAACTATTATATAATATTGTGAAAATGGGGTGCATAATTTGCGATCCAAAATGTAAATATGAAAATTGTATTTGCGGAGAAAAATTTTGTAGTTTTGACTATATACTTAAAAATTTTGCCGATTTTAAGACCTTAAATGATAGTAAATTTACACTTATAAAACCGTGGAGCATATCCACAATAACCACCATTTGTAATTTTAATAGTAAAATAGATGTTAAAAGGTACGTAGATATATATGGAAAAGATTGTCTAAAAAAACAATTTTATAATTGTTTACATTACTATATTGGCGTAAAATACCAACCTAAGACTAAGATTTCCGTTAAAATTTTTTCTAATGGAAAAATACAAATGGCCGGAGTATTAAACGTTACAGCAATATCGTATGCTATTAGAAAAATATTTAAACGTTTATTTAAAATACAAGCTTTAGAAAAAGATGCCTTTATATCTGAAGTTAAAATATGTATGATTAACTCAGATTTTAAAATTAATAAAACGATTAAACAGAAAACTTTGTGCAAACTTTTTGACGAAAAGAAACTATCTTATATAAAGAGATATTCTTTTAATCCTAACAAATACCCAGCAATTAATTTAAAAATTTTTAATTCCAAAGATTTGACGTTGAGCACGTGTTTAATATTTAGATCTGGTAGTATAATTATTACAGGGGGTAACAACGTTTGTGAATATTT